GGGCAGCAGTGGCCAACATCACGTACGCATGCGTGTTCTTGTTCGGATCCTTGTCCGAGAAGATCATGCGAAGGTGCGATCCGACGATGATAACAAGTCCAAGGATGACCGCCCAAGTGTGCATTTATGTTATACAGACATTTACGCCTTGACCTCCGCCTTCTTGAAGTGGACCTTCAGGAAGGACTGGAGGTTCAGGTACGTCACCTCGTCCTTGTCCGACACGCGCAGGAGCTTGGCCAGCGCGGCGTTCGGGAGGATGCGGCGCTTGAAGTTCGGGTCGAAGCAGTTGTGCTGCTTGACGTAGCCCGAGATGAACTTCGTCACCTCCGTCTGCGAGCGCTTGTCCCCCGACTTGAGGCCCATGAACGCCGCAAGCTCATCCGTCAGCGGGCGCTGGACGAGAAAAGCATTGTTGGCGCGGCGGGCCTCCCAGACCTTGAGCTCCTCGGGGCTCATGTCCTTCGGGTCCTTGCGCTTCTTCTTCTTGCCATCGCGGGCCTCGCGCTTGGCCGTCTTGATGGCATCCTGGACACCCTTCACGGCGTCGCGCAGGCGGGTCTGGAGCTCAGCACCCAGGGCCTTGAGCTTCTCGCCGAGGGCGGCGAGCTGAACCTCGGACGACTCCGTGGACTCGACGATGGCGTGGGCCGACGGCGCCTCCACAGTCGGGAGCGTAACCGTGGCGGACGAGGAGGCAACCTTCTCGACCTTCACGGCCTTGGCCTTGGGGGCCTTGGCCTCCTTCGGGGCCTTCGGGGCCGCGGCGGCGACAGGTGCAGGGACGGCGACGGCGGGGGCGGCAGGCTTGGCATCGGACTTCTTGGCAGGCATCTTGTTTGCCTTAACGACAGAGGAAGAGGTAGACATTTCTAACGCGTTGGTATACTCTTACCCTACGGCGGTCATGTAAATCGCTTGCGTCAGGAAATCGGGGGAGGGGCGCCGTGTATACTGCAGCATCCTCTGCTTGGTGCAGACATAGTAGGTTCTGTAGGCGACGACGGGGTCTGGGTTCTTGTATTCATCGGGTATGGCTGGCTTGGGTGGGGTCCAGTCTTCGGACAGGCCTTGCGGGATGTTCATGCAGAGCCAGACCAGGTGCTCCTCGCACTTGTGGTGCTTGCCGTATCGGTAGGTGTACTCTTCGCACAACTCCAGACCAAGCCGACACAGCCAGCGGTAGTTGGCGGCTGACTCACGGACCCACTTTGCACAAGGGTGGTTGGGATGGGTCTTCTTATAGGCGTTTGACGGCATGGGTGTCCCACAGACCCAGTGGGCGCAGTACAGGAGCTGGCAGGTCTCAAGGATCATCTTCACGACGTGTTTGTCGCAGTGAAGGCGAGCCGCTTCGACAGGGTCGAGGGAGAGGAAGAAGATGTTCATGGTGGCGGGTATCCGTTAGCCTGCCACTGCTAAACCCATTTTTAGCAGCGATACAGGGCCGACAGAACCATGAACACAAAGTCGTAGGCGTTGGACTCCATCAGCATGAAGATCAATGCATTCAGACTGGTCATGATGTAGGAGTTGGGCGTCATCTGTCGACCAATCTGGAGGCCTCGCGTGCAGTAGACCAGCGCACGATGAGGGCGTCTTTGCATCCCATTCAGATCGATCGACAGGATGCGAAACATGGTCGACAGGTTGTCCTTGGTCAAGTCCACAAACATGTTGGGATGGACATCTTCAAACCCGTAGACCCGGAAGATCTGACACACGGCCGTCCACCTGCGAAAGATACGGTCGGCAGTGAGAACGTCTGTCTCTGACATTGTCGTCATGCCCTTCTTGCGGCGGTAGATCCATATCTTCTTCAGGCGCTGCTTCACCTCGTGGGCCAACTCGACATTCGTGTACGGATTTGTGGGCGCTATGGATCGTATCGACCAATCCCACAGGGTGCAGAAATCAAACCACCACACCTTGCCTCCCTCTTCCAGGCCTACATAGTCAAACGGGTGCTGGCGATTCTTGGATTCAAGAGTCACGAGCTCCTCGTCGTTCACGCAGTCGCCACGGCGCAGCACGCCAGGTCCGCACAATGCAAGGTAGCGCCTGAGTTTCCATCCACGAAAGATGGCCTGAAAACGGACCAGTGGAGCAGATCTCTCCTTCATGACAACTGCCCAGAGCCTGGGTGCCTTGACAGCACGATGGTGTCCACACATCACGTGCCCAACCAATGCAGTGTGTGGACACTGGTCGTCTGTCTTCTTGTTCTTTGTCGATGCACACCTAGGCATCCCTTGATTGATTGGTACAGTTTCTTGAAAGTTGGATTCGTTCACTAAAAACGGAAAGTGCCCCAGATAGGTCAGCCAGTCTCACAACACAATCAACATGTCTGCCTCCGCCATCGTTCCTTCTGAGACTCTGGACATCAACCGCGTCACCATCGGCGAGATCCGCGCCAACAAGGCAGGCGGCAAGACCGTTCCGATTCGCTACAATGGCCAGAACTTCCAGGTCCGTATCCCGCGCATCTTCTATCCCGCTGGTGTGGTTGTGCGCACCGATGACCAGGGCAAGAGCAGCTACAGCCTGCTTGCATCTCTCAAGGGATGCGACACCTTCGTGAAGCAGCGTGCGCCTGGCGATGTCGGTGAGATTGGCCAGCTGTACAACTTCATGCTGGACCTTCAGGAGAAGATCATCCAGCATGCGATCACGAACAGCGGCAAGTGGTTCGGCAAGTCCAAGTCGGAGGCAGTGCTCCGTGAGACGATGAAGCCGATTCTCAACCCGAGTGTTGAGAAGGTGAATGGTGAGTGGGTGCCAAGTGGCAAGTACCCGCCTAGCCTTCGCATGAAGATCTCGGTCTGGGACGGTGCGGTCAGCCTGGATGCGATGGATCCGAATGGCGAGTCTATCGCTGTGACGCTGGACAACATCGAGCAGGTGTTCGCCAAGCGCATGGAGGGCCGCATGGTCATTGCGCCGAGCATCTATGTCACGGGCACGGGCTTCGGTGTGACGTGGCGTGTGGTTCTGGCCAAGATCTTCCCGCCCACGCGCATGTCTGCCAAGGCGGCCTTCGCGGACATCAAGGAGCCTGAGGAGGCCAATGCTCGCGAGGATGCGGATGAGGAGAACGAGGACACGGTCCAGGTCCCCGTTGCCGAGCCTGAGGAGGAGGAGCAGGCCCCGCCTCCACAGATGAATCGGGCAAACACGGGTGGTGCTACTGCGCCTCCTCAGACGGCTGCAAAGCCTGGTCGGAAGCGGGCTGCGGTGGCTGCAGCAATGTAAAGACCTTCGAACCAGATGGAGGCTTGTGAAGCGTCAAATACTCATCAACAAAGAACACCTTGGACAGATTAGGTAGATCAAGGTAGGAACCAACACAACCCGCATGGAGTGGCTCAAGAGAAGCCCATGCACACTTTTCACATGTATATACCTTCGGGGGGTTCAAGACCATCTCCGGGCTGAACACGCGGACGGATCCCTTGGTACACTGCTCAAGGATCGTGGCGGCGGTGGTCCAGCCCTCGGAGGTGAACCTCTCGTAGACAGACTCGGGGAACATTGACCACAGACTGTCTCCGATCTCCCACCCCTTTTCCTGTAGGAGGGTAGCGAACGGGCTCTCGTAGTACCATCGAAGGTGGACATCTGCATGGTCGATCAGGTCGTGTTCGGCGAGTCCCACGCGGTCGAGATCTTCATCGTAAAGCCAGTAGACATTGGCGTGCGTATAGGCAGGATCCCGACGACCACGGTAGACCTCGCGACCGTCCATGGTCCACAAGTCGGAGACCACATCAATGTCGTGCTCTGTAATGTCAGTGGAGACTGGGTACACCACGCGGCGATCGATGGCAGACAACATTGTTAGCCTGCGGCACTTAATCAAACGAGACCACAACGCGGACATCGTGACGACGAACAGACTTGGTGGCGGAACGACTGAGCTCATGGCGCTTGCGACGACCCTCCTCGGTGTTGGTCACCACCTGCGAACAGGCCTCCATGTCTGCGTGGATCTCGTCGTAGTGCTCTGTCAGGTAATCCAGAACCTCATCCTGCACGGCCCACTCGAAAAAGTTGAGCTGCCCCACAGTCGTGTCGATGCCCCGAAACTGGATTCGCTTCCACCTGCAGAAAGGGTCGAACATCTTCTTGTTGTACGCCTTGAGATGCGCCTTGTAGACCAGGTACACGATGACGTGCTTGTTGTCCTTGGTCAGGAAGGACACATTCTGCTTCTTGGAGTAATTGGTCACGAACCAGTCAATCAACCGCAGACTGAGCTTGGACTCGCCCTTGAGGATGGATTGAACGCGCTCGAAGGTTGCAGGGTTGGAGTAGAAGTTCTCGAGGCGGTGGAGAACCCACTGCTCCTTGCTTTGAATTACAGTATCCGTCATACCTAATCTGTGTTTCACCAGTGAAAATGAGTTTAGGAGTTCAACGCATGGAATCTTGTAATGGATGATGCCATCACTGCATGGCTCTGGGATGGACCCTTCACCCATCTTCAAACGCGGATTCGTCAGTTTGTTCACTTCTGTTCGGAGTTGGTGCCCCTCTCTCACCGTGTACTTCGTCGTCATGTTCTGGCTCGTGTCCATGAGTTGATGAAGGGCGAGCTTGGACGCAGATGGGCTCGAGACCGCAATGTGCGACGGGTCATCCGTATCTACGGGCAGAATGATCAGCGAACGGCAGCGTGGCACTCCAAGCGCGGTCAGATGATCACGGCCTCGGAGTTGGGTGCCATCTTTACGGGTGGTGAGACGCGCCGCTCCGTCATGCTTCGTAAACTAGAGCCACCTGCTCCGCCTACGGGGCCGCCTTGCGCACCTCTGATTTGGGGCACGCGGTTTGAGCCCATTGCAAAGCAGATTTACGAGGAGGAGACGAACTGCTCCATCACCGATGTGTCGTGTGTCCAGCACCCAGTCCACTCGTTCTTGGGCGCCTCTCCCGACGGCATCATCTTCCCAAAGGGACCACGAGACATGCGGCATGGTCGCCTGGTCGAGTTCAAGTGCCCCTTCTCCCGAGTGGCCAAGGACGGCGTGCCGTCCGCATACATCCACCAGATGCAGATGCAGATGGAGTGTACGGGCATTGACGAGTGCGAGTATGTGGAGTTTCGGTTTAAGCAGGTCTACTATGCAGAGTGGGTCGCCTTCCAAGGTCGCAAAGGTATCTTTGTGATCTTCGAGGATGACACTGTGAGCTATACCAAGGACGCATCCTGGGAGCAGGAGCACCAGAAGGTGCACTGGATTCTGCAGTCGGTGAAGAAGGACTTTGT